AAGGGGACGAATTTTTTCGCAAACAACAATATTTTACTCATTATAAGTTTCTTCCAGGCTTAGGATTCTACGGATTTGGGCTTTTACACATGATTGGTGGGCTAGGACGCTCGGCAACGTCTATTTTACGTCAATTAATCGATGCGGGGACGTTAGCGAACCTCCCCGCAGGGTTCAAAGCCCGTGGTATTAGGATAAGGGACTCAGATGAGCCGTTATCTCCTGGTGAATTTAGGGATATTGACTCTCCAGGGGGTGCTTTAAGAGAAAGTATTATTCCATTACCTTATAAGGAACCGTCACAAACGTTGATGTCGTTATTAGGTTTTGTGGTCGATGCAGGGCGAAGATTTGCTATGGTAGCGGACATGCAGACTGGAGAAACTAAGCAAAATCAAGCAGTTGGAACGACTTTAGCGTTATTGGAACGTGGTTCACGGGTCATGTCAGCGATACATAAACGTATGTATTATGCTCAAAAACAAGAGTTTCGTATGTTAGCTCGTATTTTTTCAGAGTCATTACCACCTATGTACCCTTATCAGCATGTAGGTGTCGATGCAATGATAAAACAATCAGATTTTGATGACAGGGTAGATGTGGTGCCAGTTGCCGATCCAAACATCTTTTCAATGGCACAACGTATGACGTTAGCACAAACGCAATTACAATTAGCACAATCTAATCCGCAGCTACATAATATTTATGAGGCGTATCGTAGGATGTACGAGTCGATAGGAGTACAGAATATAGAAACTATTTTGCCTCCTCCTCAGCCACCACAACCAATGGATCCAGCTATAGAGAACTCGATGGCTCTACTTCAAAAACCCTTGAAGGCATTTCCTGAGCAAGATCATGATGCACATATTACCTCCCACTTAGCATTCATGAAAACACCTGGACCTGCAAATACCCCTGCTATTTTTAACGCGCTATTATCTCATGTTTCAGAGCACATAGCTTTTAAAGCAAGAAATATGGCAAACGCAGAAATGGAGCAAATGATGCAGGAGGCAATGAGCTTAGGACAACAGCCTATACCATTTGATGTAGAGTCTCGAGTTGCTCAACTTATTGCGGTAATTACGCAAGAAGTAATGGCACAACTGCTGCCACCACCACAAGGGCCAGACCCATTGGTAGCATTAAGGGCAAGAGAATTAGATATTAAAGAGCTAGATTTACAGCGTAAAGCATCAGAGTTTCAGCAAAGACAAGGCTTTGAAGCGCAAAAAGAAGCATCGCGTCAAGACTTAACTAGAGAGAAGATAGATTCAACTGAAGATATTGCTCAGTTACGAGCAGATGTAAACTTAGAACGCATTAACCGCAGCACACCAGGTAGAGGAGAATAATTATGGCAGTGCCCGCACTACTAACTGTAATGAAATTTTTATCATCGCAAGGCGCGAGAAAAGCAGTTCAAAAATATGGTCCAAAAGCCGTGGAAAAAGCAAAAAATGCCTTACAATTAAAAAAGGGTAAAAAGAAAAAACCACTTACTCTTGGACAACAGAAAAGAAAATTAATAAAAAAACGGCAAGCTCCAATTAAAGATTATTTTGACGAACCCACGGTGGCAGTACTGGGATTATATGGCGCGGGAAAAGGGTTGCAAATGGCCGCAGAAAGAGACGCAAAAGCACAGGCGAAAAAGAAAAAATCAAAAGTAGAAGAAAATAACGATAATAAAATGAAGTTAGGTGGTTTAATTGATGGAGCGGCAATAAAAGGTAAAACCAAAACGAGGATGTTTTAATTTTGTGAAAACTAAAAAGCAAAAAAAAATTGCTAAGGTTATGGGTGAGTTTAAGGACAAAAAACTTAAAGGCAGAGATGACAAAACTATAACCAACCCAAAACAAGCGATTGCTATTGCTTTAAGCCAAGCAGAAAAAATGGCTAAAGGCGGTGCTAAACGAGATCCTAAAGTTGGTACTGGTAAGAAACCTAAAGGCAGTGATAGAAGACTTTATACCGATGAAAACCCAAAAGATACAGTGAGAATAAAATATGCTACAGTGCAAGATGCTAAAGAGACTATTAAGAAAGTTAAAAATATTAATAAGCCGTTTGCGCGAAAGATTCAAATTTTAACGGTATTAGAGCAACGAGCTAAGTTTGCGGATAAACCAGAACAAGCTCGACTAGCTAGGAAAGCAAAGGAATCTTTGCGTAAGAAAAGAACAGTAACAGCAAGTAAAGGAACAGCAGTTATGGCGAAAAATAAAAAAGAATTTCCTGATTTAACAGGTGATGGCAAGGTAACTCAGGCCGATATATTAAAAGGGAGAGGAGTAAAGTTTAGGCAAGGGGGTTTAAACGACATGGAAACTCAGACTAATAATGCTGCAACGATGTCTCGTGGCATAGATGGTATAGAAATGACTGGCAAAACCAGTAACGGTTTTAAAGGAATTATGTAAATGTTTCACGTGAAACTTACAAAAATATTTATTTTAATATTTATTTCATTACCAGTTTTTGGTTATGATACTAATATACCGAGGATTAACGACAAAATTATTGTTCCGTTAGAAAGTGGTTATGTCATTCCTCGCATAACGGATTTAGATAATATACCTTTTACTCAATATTATTTTGAGGTTGAAAGAGAAAATGTTGTCATACCGCAAGATAAAATAGTTGAACCTTACTTTAATATTTTAATGGATGATTAGATGGTACGCAGAACACAAATGCAAAAACAAATGAATTTATCTTCTACTAAAGCTGATAAATTATTAGAAAAAGCTAAAAAGATGAATGAACAACAATTTAATTTAGGTGGTGCAGGTATGAAAGACGATACTATGAAAAAAGTAATTATTACTAAAAAAACTATAGAGCTTGACCCGTCAGAAGATATGCAAATGGTAGAAGGTATGGGAATGGCTGACGGTGGTTTTGCCGAAACAGATAGAAAGACGTTAGTCCAAGACGGTAATTCTTCAGGTGTCCGTGGTACAGGAGCAATGATAAAAGGTTTCGACTTTGAGGGGGTATTCTAAGATGCCAGGTTTAAAAAAAGGTATAAAACAAATTAAAATGCAAAAAGGCGGCCTCACTGAATTTGGAAAGGCTTTTGCTAAAGCTAGAAGAGATTTTATAAATAAAAAAATAGATCCTAAAACTGGTAAACCTGCAAAAGCAACTTTTATGTTTAAGGGTAAAAGATATAATGTGCAAACCGCAGACGACAGAAAGACAACTGTCACAAAAGTTGACTCTCCAGTGAGAAGAAAAGTACCTATGATTTCTAAAGACGAACTAAAGAAACTTTCTCCTGTGGGACGAATTAGTCTTCCTAAAATAAAAGCAGCGGCAAAAGTAGGTTCGAAAAGGGGTCTGACCGCAGCGCAAAGTCGAGGCTTAGGGCTAACTGGCACTCAATTAAGAGATAAAAAAGAAGGTTTATTAAAAAAATTTACTGAAAAAGATATAAAGGCAAGAAAAAAACAAGTAGCCAGTGATACAAAGGCAGCACAAGATAAATTAGCAAAACAAAAGAAACAAGCAGGAACATTTGTTGGTGGTGCTTTAGGTGCTGTCCCTGTAGGTAAAGCTACAACAGCTGCTTCAAGAGCAGTAAAAACTGTTGGAGGAGCTAAAGGAATTAAGCAAGCGGCTACTAGAGCGCGTGGTCAAATTAAAAAAGAATTGCAAGGCCGTAAAATTGGTGCTGGTAGAAAAACAATTGGAGATTTAATTAAAGGAGCTGTGCAGCAATTTACTAAAAAACAACCAGCTATTACTAAAAGACAAGCCACTACAGCGGCTAAAAAAAAGAAGCAAGCAGAGGCAGCTGCTAAAAGAAAAAAAGAACAGTCTGTTAATACTAGAGTTAAAAGACTAAGTAGAGGTGCTCGTTCGAGACAATTTGTTAATAGGGCTTCAGGTGGAACTTTTAAAGGTATTTTTTAATAAACTATGGAAGATCCAACTACTTTTTCGTATCATGTGCTCAAAGCCCTTAGGGAGCGCATTGAATTAGTAGAGCAAAACATATTAGAGGGCAGTACAAAAGATTACTCTAGTTATCAAAAACTTGTAGGTGAGTTAACTGGTTTAAGATTTTGCGAAGGTGAAATAAGAGATATTTTAAAAAAAATAGAGGTTGAATAATGTTATACGTTCCAGATCATGTTGCAAAAGAAGAGAAAGAAAAGCAAACATCATTATCGGACGCTTATGTAAATAAAGAAGAAAAAGTTTTAGATCCACAATTAATAGATAAAAAACTTACTGAAAGATTACCACAACCTACAGGTTGGCGCATATTAGTTATGCCATACCAAGGTCGTGCAAAAAGCGATGGGGGTATTGCTATCCCAGATGCTGTTAGAACTCGAGAAGCATTAGCTACGGTTGTAGCTTATGTTTTGAAAGTAGGACCACTGGCTTATCAGGATATTGCTAAATTTGGTGAAGATTCTGAAAAAGCATGGTGCAAGGAAGGTGATTGGGTTTGTATTGGTCGTTATGCTGGTGCTCGTTTTCGCATAGAAGGCGGTGAAGTCAGAATAATTAATGATGACGAGGTAATAGCTACTATATTAGAGCCTGATGATATACAACACGTTTAATTAAAAAAAGGACAATCAACGTGCAAGATGAAAAACCAATAGAAGTTGGCGACAGTGAAGAAACTGCGGTAGATGTTGACTTAGAACAAAAAAAGGTAGTGGATGATAATAAGCAGACAGAGCTAAAATTAGAAACCACTGATGATAAAAAAGAAGATGAATTAGAACAATACAGTGATAATGTAAAGTCACGTATTAACAAACTAACTCATCGTTATCGAGAAGAGGAGCGTCAAAAACAAGAGGCAATTAAATTTGCTGAAAATGTTAAAAAACGTAACGAAGAGCTTGAAAAGAGGTTGCAAAGACTTGATGAAGGTTATCAAGAAGAGTTTAATACTCGAGTACAATCTCAATTAGATGTAGCTAAAAAAGTATTACGTGATGCACATGAGTCAGGTGATGTAGATAAGATAGTTGAAGCACAAGAAGCATTAGCTAATTTATCTGTTGATAAAGTGCGTTTAGCTACCGCTAAAAAACAAGCAGAGGATACTGCAACACAAACAGTTGAAGCCGATCCTGTTGCAACGCAACAAGCTCAACCTCAACAACCACAAAAATCTATGCAACAGGTTTTTGAAGAGGAACCATTATTGAAAGATTGGGTGCAAAGAAATGATTGGTTTGGTAAGGATGAGGTAATGACATACGCTGCTAGACTTATTGATGATAGATTGGTCAATCAAGAGGGATTTGACCCGATGAGCGATGAGTATTATGCTGAGATAGATAAACGAATGGCTGCGGAGTTTCCGCATAAGTTTAATAAAAACGTGGCAAGCAGGAAGGTGGCATCTGCCGAGTCTTCCGCATCACGCAGAAAGGGTGGACAAAAAACAGTTCGTCTAACCCCTTCACAGGTAGCGATAGCGAAACGATTAAATGTTCCTCTTGAGGAATATGCAAAATACGTGTAGGAGTTAGATAATGACAGAACAAAACGAGAACACAACTCGCCAAACAACTAGAAGTAGAACTTCACGAAACAGTGAAACCCGAAAAAGGGAGTCTCGAAGACAACCTTGGAGGCCACCTTCAGCTCTTGAAGCACCTCCAGCACCAGAGGGTTACAAGCATCGATGGATTCGTGCAGAAGTTATGGGCTTTGATGATAGAAAGAACATATCTGCAAGAATGCGAGAAGGATGGGACTTAGTTAGAGCTGAGGATTATCCTGAGTTTGATGCTCCAACCATTGAGGATGGAAAACATGCCGGAGTGATTGGTGTAGGAGGTTTACTACTAGCAAGAGTGCCTAATGACATTGTAGAAGAACGCAATGCTTACTTTCGGGGAATGACCCGCGATCAGATGACTGCTGTTGATAACGATTTAGCGCGAGAACAGCACCCAGCGATGCCTATCAGTAAACCTGAAAGGCAAACAAGTGTAACCTTTGGCGGCCCCCGTAAAGAGGAGGGCTAGGAGATAATAAATTATGGCTAATATAAACGGAGCTTTTGGTCTTCGTCCTATCGCTAAGTTAGGGCAAGGATCTAATTCTACTGGTTTTACAGGCTATACTCCTTATGAAATTGCATCTGATAATTCAAATCGAATCTACCAAGGTATGCCAGTAATTCCTTTAAGTACAGGTTTTATCGACCGTGTAGGAGCTGCGGCAGGTGGTTCGGTTAGTTTAGTAGGTGCTTTCATGGGTTGTGAGTTTGTATCAAGCACAACTGGTAAAGTTGTATTTTCTAATAACTGGCCTGGTTCAGGTGCTGATAGTAATCACCCTGTAAAGGCTTTTGTTGCAGATGACCCTAACCAATTATTTTTAATTGCGTCTGATGCTTCATTAACTGATGAAGCAACTACAAGGGCTGCTGTATTTGCTAATGCCAACTTTTCAAGTGGTCAAAGCGGAGATAATACTACTGGTATGTCTTCAGCTGCATTAGCAGTTAGCACTATTGCAACAACTAACTCTCTTCATTTAAGAATTATGGGTTGGCAAGAAGATCCATCAAATGAAGATTTTTCTTCAGCAGGTATAGGACTTATCGTGCGTTTAAACAATAGTTTTAACGCTCCTACTGGTTCTATTGCTGCTGGAACACCATCAACTACTGGCGTATAAGGAGGTTAAAACATGGCTATTAGTAGAGCACAATTAGCGAAAGAGCTAGAGCCTGGCCTCAATGCCCTTTTTGGGATGGAGTACGCTAGGTATGACGATGAACACGCAGAAATCTATGAAACAGAGTCTTCAGACAGAGCGTTTGAAGAAGAAGTGATGCTTACAGGTTTTGGGTCTGCACCCGTTAAATCTGAAGGTGCTGCTGTTTCATTTGATGATGCAAAAGAGGCTTTCACAGCACGATACACTCATGAGACTATTTCTCTTGCTTTCTCAATTACTGAAGAAGCAATTGAAGATAATCTTTATGATCGTCTTGCAAGCCGCTATACCAAAGCATTAGCTAGAAGTATGGCTCATACAAAACAAGTTAAGTCTGCTGCAGTATTGAATAACGCATTCGATAGCACTGTTACAGGTGGGGATGGAAAAGAGCTTTGTGCTACAGACCACCCTTTAACCAGTGGTAACACTTTTCGAAATGAGTTAAGCACAGCAGCTGACTTAAACGAAACAAGTTTAGAAAACTCTTTGATTGACATTTCTGCGTTCGTAGATGAGCGTGGACTTAAAGTGTCTGTAAGAGGTACTAAACTTATTGTACCACCTGCGTTACAGTTCGTTGCAGATAGATTATTAGAGTCTACTCTTCGACCAGGAACCGCAGATAACGACATTAATGCTTCTCGTAACATGGGAATGTTGCCCGAAGGTTATGTTGTAAATCACTATCTTACAGATACAGATGCTTTCTTTATTAAGACAGATACCCCAAGAGGTTTCTTGCACTTTGAAAGATTGCCAATGTCAACTAAGATGGAAGGTGACTTTGATACAGGTAACATGAGATTTAAGGCTCGAGAGCGTTATAGCTTTGGTTTCTCAGATCCACGTTGCGTATTTGGTTCACCAGGTGCATAAATGATTAGGGGGAGCTAGTCTCCCCCATTAATCTGGGATAATTAGCCCTAGCGACTGACCCAGCAGACGCTTACCAAGACTCTAGGGCGAAACCTTTGGTAAGGAGGATATTTAAATGACAGTACATTTTACTGGTCCAGTGCTTTATGCAGGTAAAGATGGACAAAGACAATGGTTTGAAAATTTACCAGTTGCAAACAATCCTGACTACTTAATGTATATGGATGATTTTACTGGTGTCGCATTAGATAGTACTAATGACTGGACAGTTGTAAAAGATAGTTCAGCTACAGCCGCTTTAGGTGCAGATGCCGAGAACGGTACATTAGTTTTAACTTCAGAAGCAACCACTGATAATGACGGTGCTTCAGTTCAAGGCAACGAAATATTTGCATTATCTTCTACTCGTGATATCTGGTTTGAAACTAAATTATTTATTACTGATGCAGAGGGCGATGCTATGGATGTTTGCGTTGGTTTGACAGTAAACTTTGCTACTAATCCAGAAGCTATGTTAACCGCAGCAGATAGAATAGTATTTCAGATAGACGACGGTGACAGCAATATTGATTGTGTTACTGAAAAAGATGGAACAGCTACTACTACTGATTCAGGTATAGATATTGTAAGTGGCACAGCTGTTACTTTAGGTTTTCACGTTAAAGGGACTGGAAGTGTTGAATTTTTTGTAAATAGAAATAAAGTAGCAACACATACTGCTAATCTTCCTGATAATGAAAATTTAGCTATCGGTGCAATGGAATTATCTGGTTCTGCAACAGGAACCAAGTCAATGACTATTGATTATTTGATGGCTGTTCAAAACAGATAAAGGAATAAAAAATGGCTGGAACTAAAAAAGCCTCAAGCACAACTAAACCTAAGGTTACAAAAAAAAGTACACCCCTTCCTCCGAAGGGGAGTGCAGAATATAAATCTTTGGTTTTACAAGGCAAAATTAAAGAAAAATAGGAGGTCAACATGGCTGACGCTGTAGCCGTAACGACTATTGAAGATGGCCCAAGAAGAGCTGTTTTTTATCTTACTAATATTAGTGATGGAAGCGGTGAGGCTAATGTAAAAAAAATTGATGTATCAGCATTGTCTAGTTTACAAGATGGCACTTCTTGTACTGGTGTTAGGATAACTAAAATAACTTATTCTAATGTTGGTATGGGAGTAAAATTAACTTTTGATGCAACAACTGATGTATTAGCAATTCAACTACCTGCCGATTTATCTGACCAATTAGATTATAGTGGTATTAATGGTTTACCTGATTACTCTGGTAGTGGTAAAACTGGAGACGTGTTGCTCACAACGGTAGGTCACTCATCTGGAGATAGTTATAGTATTGTTATTGAATGTATAAAAGAATTTTAGGAGCATAACGTGGCAACTTCAGGTTCAAGTGATTTTAATTTAGATATGGCTGAGATCACTGAAGAAGCATTTGAGCGTTGTGGTCTTGAATTACGGACAGGATATGATGCTAAAACTGCTAGACGATCATTAAATTTAGTTTTTGCGGATTGGGCTAATCGTGGTTTAAATTTGTGGACAGTAGAGCAGGTAACACAAACTCTGGCTAATTTATCTACCACTTCAGGTATTTCTACTTATCCTATTGGTGCAATCACTATGACTGTAGCAGATAGCTCTAGTTTTAGCGTTGGCGAAACAATTACAGGTGGCACTAGCGGTTCTACGGCTAGTGTTATTACTAAACCTACGTCCACAACATTTACTATCACTATTCCTAGTGCAGATTTTACTGCGTCAGAAACTATTACCGGTTCATCTAGCTCTGCTACAACAACTGTTTCTGCTAATCCTAGTTTAGTAGAT